TATCTTACTTACATCCATAAAAAATTTTTATAAAATTTTTGCACCTTTGATATTTTTTATAAAGTATTTATCATGGTTGAATGTCTAAATCTAGGACTAAAGGTCAAAGTTTTGGGACCCCTTTTGCAATTTAGGGGGGTGGGTGGGCCCGTTAGAGCACAAGCTATATCGGTTGGGGTTACTGTTGGGGTGGGGTGGGTGGGCCCGCAAGCTAGCGAGCGATATATATTATTAACAAGATAAGAGGCAAGCGCGCGTAGCGCGCGCCCCGAACCGCGAAGCGCGCACAACCTATGATTGATTACATCAATCTAGTAATGTCATATATTCCTTTGGAAAATGTTTAGCAAACCAGTCGCAACCTTGTTGCACAGTCTTATAGTCCTCGAACTGTTGAGCGCCCATTATCAAATCATACACAGCAACAGCGAACCATGGCAACGATGCCTTCGCACCGCTGAACGGGTTAGCAACATCTATTAGTTTATCTTGTGGATCTAATGTTAGATCAACATCGAACGGTATGTTGTACTCTATGTCGTTATACTTAACTACTTGCATTGTTTTCCTTTCTGTTTAGTGAGTCGCTTTACATTACAAGGTTAAACGACTCACAGTTAAATTATATTAAGCTGTTGTTTCGGTCAATAACTTTATAGTTGTACGAGTATATTTTCCTCTCCAGCCGTCCATTTCTTCTTTAACAACTTCGATTGGAGTTTCCTGTGGTTTAGTTTTAATACCAACATAGTTCATTAAATTTGTTATATGTTCTTTTAACCAATTTTGCATACATCGTTCATCACAAAAATAAAACTCCCAACGATATGCCCAACTATTTGTATTATATTCGTTCATATCATATCTTGCATTGCGAGTTCGCAAAACTTTATTGTCTTTAGTTCCTCGCACTCGTGACTGCGTGTCGTATGTATGACACTTTGTTCCCTGACAAATATGTTTAGCCATAATTATCCTCTCAAAGTTATTGTAAAGTTTTTAGCTGTTCTATATCCATTTCTCTCTAAATCAAAATAAGTTAAAACTGTTTCGCCTTTTGTTGTAGTCCAAACTTTTGATTTGTCGTCAAACAATGCAGAACGAAAAACTATTTTCTGTTCCGTATTTTTTTCTTTGTTTATAGTTTCTGGTATGTAGCTCACTACAAACTGTGTTCCTTTATCTATGTTCATATTTTTCTTTCTAGTTAGTTATGGGATAATAATAACATATTATCCCATAAGTGTCAAACAGTTAATTTAATGCAACTGCTGATTGTCTTGCCTTTTTAAATTGAGCAATAACAGCTTTGTTATCTTGTTTTGCTCGTCTTGATTTAATAAGGTTTGCCAAGTTTTCTGGTTGATAAATAGTTAATGATACACCAGCAGTTCTTTGCAGTTCGCCCTCATTAACATTTAAACCTAATGCACCACAAAGGTCTATTGCGTCTTTAATATATTTATAATCTTTAAGAGCATTATTAATATCTCTCATATCTTTAAATATATTTTCAGACCAAGTGTAGTGAGCATTGACAAAACTTTCTCTTGCAAGTTTAAATATTTTCATTTCATTAAACTCACTATTCGTACAAGGTATAGTTCTTGAACGACAATAACTTGTACCAATTACATCAAGTGAAAATTTATCTTTCCAAGATTGATAAATTCCGTCCTCGTTTTGATAGCCAAGAAATTTTCTTATCTTATCTTTTTCTTGTGTCCAATGAGGATTGCTAGTGTTGTCTAATGCTTTTTGTTGGATATTTATTTCTGGATTAATACCAACACCTTTTAACTCATCTCGATAATATGCAATACCGAAATCAATATCTTCAAATCGTCCAGACATACTTGCGTCCAATTTAAAATTAAAGTGTTCGGCAACATCATCATCTTTTTGAGTGTCTGTTTTTATTTCTGTATTTGCAAAATAAAAACAACTGTCTTTAGCGACAACATCACAGGCACTACCATATTTCTTTTTAAAAGATTGTAGTGTTGCAACATCATCTTTTGGATATGCTCTATTTACAATTTTAGTAGCAGTTTTAAATGCTCTATCGTATGCAATAGTTATATCCTCTTTAGCTGATACAAAGTTTTCAAGTTCAGTAGTTTTCTCATTTTCAAAATGAGATAAAATTAAACTACCGATTTTTTTTCTTATATCAGTATTTAGTCTTGCTTTACTTGTAGTCATACTTTCTCCTTTATTAGTTTAGAATTATTTATTTACACTACTTGACAATAACTGTCAATAGGATTATATGGGATATAGGATAAGGTGGTACCGAAATAGATAACACGTCCCTTCATCCTCCCCTATGAATGTATATTGATCATATACAGAGAGATAGAGTCGTAAAATCGATCAGATCGTTTAGGGGTTAACTTTCTAGTTTAGTGTAGGCTTGCGAGCAAGCTCGCGAGCCTGCGACAATATGTCGCAGTGACACGAACCGTGGAAAGTGATACGATATTCACAAGGCTGGTACAATGTTACGGGCTCTTTATAGCTGTACGGACAACTTATCAGCCTTAACAAAGAAAGAAAAACTAACAAAGGAGTGACTATGGGACTAGACCAATACGCAGGCTTCAGAGATGAAGAAGGTAACGTAAAGGAAGAATTTTATTGGCGTAAACATGCAAGACTGCAGCAGTTTATGGCTGGAGAATTTGACCTTCAAAATAAAGATAAAAAACATAACAGCCAATTACAACATCTAGGTTTTAATGGTGGTGAAGGTGGAGTTAAAATCACGGCTGATTTAATTGCACGTTTAGAAGACGCAGTTAAAAACGATTACTATGATTACTTTGCTCCTGATGGCTTTTTCTGGGGACAACAGTTTCAGGAAGAGCAGGTTAAAGAGTATAAAGAACAAGACGAAAAATTTGTTCAGTGGTGCAAAGACCAATTAAAAGAAAACCAAAATATCGGCTATGACTGTAGCTGGTAACAATAATTCAAAGCAGGGGCCAAAAGCCCCTGCTCCAGGCGCTGCTGCCAGCGCACCGCGAAGCGCGGACACGAAAGCATTTGGTAGGCACGCAAGCGTACAAGCGAGCAAGCGTACAAGCTCGCAAGCACTTGACAAATAGAATTATAGGATTATATAGGATACATGAAAGTAAATGAATTAGATAAAATAACCGGCACGCTATCAAAGCCTTCAAAAATGCCGGGCTGGAGCTATGGTATACCTGCAAAGGAATGCAAGGTCGGGTCGAAGCTTGCAAAAATTCCAGGTACTGTCTGTCACGGCTGCTACGCTTTAAAGGGTTGTTACGTATTCCCTAATGTACAGGAAGCGCAATACAAGCGTTTAGATTCTATAAAAGATCCACGATGGGTCCAGGCAATGGCTGCGCAAATTTTACGCCATAAGTCTAAATGGTTCCGCTGGCACGACTCTGGAGATATCCAGTCAATTGATCACCTTAAAAAGATATTCGCCGTTTGTTTGTTAACACCGGATGTTAATCACTGGATGCCGACACGCGAAGCGGGGATATTAGCACAGGTTACGCCGGATGAAGTACCAGCTAACCTAATTATAAGATTATCAGCGACGAAGGTCGACGGCTCGCCGTCATCGTCCTGGCAACATACTTCTACTGTAGTCACAGAAGGAAAGACATGTCCAGCAGCGGAGCAGGATAATAAATGCTTAAGCTGCCGGGCGTGTTGGGATAAATCAATACCGAACATAGCTTACGGTAAACACTAATATATATGGCCCCGTCTAGATACCAGTCTTCGGGGCCGCCAACCACACTCCACGTTTCGCGAAGCGTTCAAGCGCACAAGCTTGCAAGCGTTCAAGCGCCCGAGCGCCCGAGCAAACAAGCGCGGATAGCGGACCAGTCATCAAGCGCACAAGCTCGCGAGCGCACAAGCGAGAGCCCCGATTCGTTGACCGCGGAGCTTTCATAAAGTTTCACGGATCGAGGAACGTCGGTCTTTACTAGGATAAAAGATCGCTTTGGATGAGTCATATGGAACAGTTTTTGGTGTGCTGATAAGTGGACTTTGTTCCCTTTTGCAACTTTCAACTCAATCATAAAAAAGGCACAAGAATCGTGGTAACATAATAGATCTGGAACGCCAAAAGACGCCCAAGATTCTAGCCTTGTGAAGTCTATGTCAGGTAAATTTTTTTTAACTTCGTGCCAAAATTTTGTTTCTGGTTTCACCGTAGCTGGTATGGTTCTACGTTAGATCAGTTGATCTAATAACTCTAGGCATTTTATGTCCAACAGGTTCAGTAACTAAAACAATTCTGTGGGTTTCATACAAACCAACTAATTTATTTTCCATTAATTTTATTGTTGCAATATCTCTTAACTCGCCGTTTGGCATTTGAACTTGCACACGTGCGTTCTTTGCTATTTCACTCTTCATGAAATAATCTACAATCTTTGCTAATAACTTCCCATCAACCATAATTTTTGTGGGGCCCAGTATCCGAAGGCATAATCATTCATCTTCTCGTAAGCCGACCCCAATTGACCTATACTAAAAGATACGTTATAAGTCAAGTCATGGGTTTACCAAAACAATTAACAGAAAAACAAATGAAGTTTGCAGAACTTCTTGTCTACAATGAAGGCAGAATGACAGGAACAGAAGCTGCAAGACAAGCTGGCTATGAGCCGGAGAGAGCAAGAACTACAGCAGCAGAATTACGCAATCCAAATAAATATCCATTAGTTGCAAAGTACATTGGAGAACTACGTGAAGAAGTACAAAAGAAATACGAAGTTACTTTTGAAAATCATATTACTGAACTTGCAAGATTAAGAGATGAATCTAAAAACAAAGGCGCATGGAGTGCAGCAATCAATGCAGAAGTAGCTAGAGGTAAAGCCGCTGGTTTATATATAGATCAAAAGATTATTAAATATGGTTCATTAGATAGTTTAACTCCTGCTGAACTAGAAGCAAAGATG